ATCGCGACATTAGAGGGGCTCGGCTGTACCGTTTGGCGTATCTCCGATATGGAGGATTTGAAAGAGAGGCTAAAAGCCGATGGAATATAAACCTTACTATTATCAGGACTTCGCGGAGAAGTTCATTCTCGATAACCCTGAGGCGGGGCTCTTACTGGATATGGGTATGGGAAAAACGGTAACGAGTCTGAGCGCGGCGGACAAGCTCCTGAATGACTACTTTGCTGTGAGCAAGGTCCTTGTTATCGCCCCACTGAAACCGGCAAAGGAAACGTGGCCGCCTGAGGTCAAGAAGTGGGACCACCTGAAACACCTGAAGCTCTCGCTGATTCTCGGGTCGAAGGCTGAGCGTATCGCGGCTTGTGAGCGGGAGGCGGATATTTATATCGTCAACCGTGAGAATGTTGTCTGGCTTGTGGACTACTTCAAAAGCAAGTGGCCTTTCGATATGGTTATCATCGACGAGCTCTCGAGCTTCAAGTCCAGCAAGGCGCAGCGCTTCCGAGCTCTCAAGAAGGTACGAAAGTACATCAAGCGGATTGTCGGTCTTACCGGCACGCCTTCGCCGAATGGACTGCTTGACCTCTGGCCGGAGATGTACTTACTCGATGAGGGCAAGGCTCTCGGCAAAACCCTGACAGGCTACCGCGATACCTACTTCGTCCCGGATAAGCGGAACGCCACGACTATTTTCTCATGGAAACCGAAGGCCGGCGCGGAGGACCTTATCTATGAGAAAATCGGCAAGCTCTGTATCAGTATGAACGCGGCGGACTATTTGCAGCTACCGGACAGGCTTTTTCTTCGCCGCGAGTTCGAGCTTACCCCGGAGGCGATGGAGCTTTATAAGACTCTTGAGCGGGACACTCTTCTCCCGTTTGCTGACGGCGACATCGACGCGGCGGTCCTGACGAATAAGCTCTTGCAGGCTGCGGGCGGTGCGGCTTACGACGAGAACGGCAACATCAAGGTCCTGCACGACTGCAAGCTCGAGGCTTTAGACCAGCTTATCGAAGAAGCGAACGGTCAACCCGTTTTGGTGTTCTACGCCTTTCGGCATGAGCGTGACAGAATTATGGAGCGGTACCCGGAGGCAGTAGACATTAAAGACGATGGCGCGGTCGTCCGCTGGAACGAAGGCAAGATTCCGATTATGCTTGCTCATCCCGCAAGCGCTGGGCACGGCCTGAACTTGCAGGCGGGAGGTCATATCGCGATATGGTACGGGCTTCCTACAAGTCTTGAGCTTTACCAGCAGGCAAACAAGCGGCTGCACCGTCCGGGGCAAAAGAAAACGGTCCTGATTCACCATATCCTGATGAAGGACACCTATGACTACCGTGTCTTAGACGACATACTCACGCCGAAGGAGGTAAGGCAGAACGCTTGCCTCGAGGCTTTGAAAGCCAGAATCAAGGAGGTATCAAAATGACACTACAGGAAGCAAAGGACTTCCTCAACAGAGGATATAGGTCCAGAGAACGAATAAAGGTTAAGGAGGAGCGTATCGACGAGTGGATTCGCAGGGCCGAAACTATCACGGCTGAGATTAAGCCGGTCGCCTCGTTCTCTTCTACCCCGTCGAAGAAGGTCGAGGACGCCGCTTGCGCTATCGTCGATTTGCAGTCGGAAATCAAGGCGGAAATCTACGAGCTTGCAGCCATCGAGCTGGAAATCGGGAGAGCCATCAATCAGGCAGTTACTGACCCTACCCTTAACGCTCTGTTAGAGATGAGGTATCTTAAATACCTCAAGTGGGAGGAAATTGCGGTGCGGCTTGACATCACTTTCCGCTGGACGATGACTCTTCATAAAAAAGCTCTCACAATTTTTACCGAAAGCGCGTTAATTCACGCCGAACATGCGATATAATATATGATGAAAAAGTCGGATGAAGAGTCCGGCTTTTTCTGCGTTATCGGACTTCCGGTATCGCGGGCGGAGCACTGCGCGGGCCTCCGGTGCAGTGCTCCGTCTATTATTATGAACGGAGGTTAGCAAGAACTAACGAGGAGGGAGTGCTTTGGCAAAGCTAACCGACAAGCAGAAAAAGAAAATCATTGCTGAATCGGTTAATGGCTCAAGCATGACCGCTTTGGCAAAGAAATATGGAGTCTCCACCGCTACGATTCACAGAGTCGTTCATGGAGATGAAAAACTGAAAGAAAAAGTAGAACAAAAAAAGGCCGAAAACACTGTAAGCATTCTGGCCTTTATGGATTCTAAGAAAAATGACGTCTGCGGACTGATTGACAAGCTGCTTGCGGCTATGGGCGATGAAGACAAGCTCGCCGCCGCGACGGTCAATCAGCTTGCTACCGCTATGGGTATCGTCATTGACAAATATACGGCTCGGGAGACCCCGCAGTCTTCTGGCGCTAAGAAGAACAACCTTCTCGAGGCGTTGGCCGCTTGCAGAGAGGGGGTAGACTTCAGTGCAATACCAGAACTTCGGCCTGCGGCAGACGCAGACGGCGACATGGTGGCTGGACCCGATGTACAAGAACAGTAACGGCCTTATATGTGATGGCTCAATCCGTTCTGGTAAGACAGTCTCAATGGCCGTCGGTTTTATCATGTGGAGCATGTGCAGCTTTGAAAATCAGAGTTTTGCTATTTGCGGCCGCACGATTGAAGCGCTTCGGCGTAATGTTATCGTACATCTCTCAACATGGCTTGAGGGAACTTTCGATATAGTCGAAAAGCGTGCTGAAAATAAGGTTATTATTACGCTTGAAGATGGCGCCTCTAATACCTACTACCTCTTCGGAGGCCGGGACGAATCCAGCTACACCCTTATTCAGGGCATTACTCTGGCGGGAGTCCTCTTCGATGAGGTCGCTCTTATGCCCCGCTCCTTTGTAGAGCAGGCTATGGCGCGTTGCTCGGTCTCCGGGTCTAAGTTTTGGTTTAACTGCAACCCCGAGTCTCCGGGTCACTGGTTTTATAAAGAGTGGATTCGTAAAGCAGCGGAGCGCAATATGCTCTACCTGCATTTTACGATGGACGACAACCTCAGCCTTGACGAGAAAATCAAAGCCCGATACGAGGGTATGTACTCCGGCGTGTTCTACGACCGGTATATCCGTGGTCTCTGGACCGTCGCAGAGGGCTTGATATATACAATGTTTAATAAGGACTATCATGTAGTCCCTTCCGTGCCTCGCGATTACGAGGAGTACCTTATTTCTTGCGACTACGGTACCTTAAACCCGACTTCGGCCGGACTCTGGGGCCTCTGCGAGGGAAAATGGTACCGCGTCCGAGAGTATTACTACGACGGGCGCAAGGAACGGTATCAGCGAACGGATGAGGAGCACTACGCGGCTATTGAAGAGCTCGCGGGAGACCTCTCGATTCGGAAAATCATCGTTGACCCTTCCGCCGCCTCGTTTATCGAGGTCATACGCCGGCATGACCGCTTCATGGTCGAGCAGGCAAGCAACCGAGTCCTTGACGGTATTCGCGATGTTGCTACCCGGCTGAACGCCGGCGACATTTTCTTTTGCGACTGCTGCACGGACTGTATAAGAGAGTTCGGTTTATATCGGTGGGACGAAAAAGCTGCCGAAGACCGGCCGCTAAAAACCGACGACCACGCTATGGACGATACGAGATACTTCGTCCGCGCCGCGTTCCAGCCGTCGAGATTCAGTTTTTAAGGAGGTGCGATAAATGCCCTTATTCAAGAAGCCTATCGAGCAGGAGTTTTTCAGTTTGCGCCTCTGCGCCGGCAGGCCTATGACCGAGCTTGAGTTCTACGCGCGAGAGCTTACCGACTGGGAGACCTCTCCTGAACGGCGCGAGATGATTGACGGCGACCGGTACTATACTGGAGACCACGACATTCTCAAACGCCAGCGCACGGCTATCGGCCCTGACGGTAAGCTGATTGTGATTGAGAATCTCCCGAACAACCGCATTGTGGATAACCAGTATGCGAAACACGTTGACCAGAAGGCAAACTACCTTCTCGGTCAGCCTATTTCCTTCTCCTGCGAGAATGACGATTACGCAGCCGAGGTCAAGAAGGTACTCGGCATGAGGTTTATGCGTACTCTCAAGAGCGCTGGGGTCGAGTGCCTCAATGCGGGTATCTCGTGGCTTTATCCCTACTACAATAAAAACGGCGAACTCGCGTTTCGGGTATTCCCCGGCTACGAGATTATGCCGTTCTGGGCGGACGCGGCTCACACCGAGCTTGACTCCGCTCTTCGCCTTTATCCGGTTGAGGTCTACTACGGTACCGAGAAGAAAATCGTTAAGAAGGTCGACCTCTTCACGCTGGAAGGCGTCACGACCTACATCTTTGAGAACGGCGTACTCACTCCGGACACTGAGAAGCAGGCCTATGTTAAGGTGAAGGACAGCAAGGGTAACGAGCAGCCCCTGAACTGGGAACGCTTCCCCCTTATCCCTATCAAGTACAACCCGAAGGAAGTCCCTCTCATTCGTCGGGGCCGCTCCTTGCAGGACGCTATCAACCTCCTGCAATCCGACTTCGTGAACAACATGGAGGAAGACGTCCGTAATACTGTCCTTGTCCTCAAGAACTACGATGGACAGGACCTCGGGGAGTTCCGGCGTAACCTGACGACCTACGGAGCTATCAAGGTCCGCACGGTCGAGGGTACTGACGGCGGCGTGGACAGCCTTGAAATCTCGGTAAACTCTGAGAACTATAAGACCGTCCTCGAGCTTCTGAAAAAGGCGCTCATTGAAAACCTCCGCAGCTACGACGCGAAGGACGACCGCCTCTCTGGTACGCCTAACCAGATGAACATTCAAAGCATGTACTGCGACATCGACCTCGACGCGAACGCGATGGAGACCGAACTGCAAGCGGCTTTTGAAGAGATTCTCTGGTTTGTGAACACCTACCTCGCCAACACCGGCAAGGGCTCGTATGAGAGCGAAGATATTACGGTTATCTTCAACCGCGATATTCTTATCAACGAGTCCGAGGCTATTGATAACTGCTCTAAGTCCGTCGGCATTATCTCCGACGAGACTATCGTCGCTATGCACCCGTGGGTCGACGACCCTGCTGCCGAGCTTGAACGGCTCGAAAAGCAGAAAGAGGAAACCGACCCCTACCGCGCGGCTTTTGAGCAGGCGCAGGTTTTGCGTAACCCCGAAGGCGGTGACCCGGTAAATGAGGAATGATAAGTACTGGGCCAACCGAATGCGGATTCTTGAGGAGTCCTTGCTCGACAAGGGATACGACTACGTTAAAAACCTCGAGCGGCAATATGCAACCGCTATTCAGGATATAGAATCGCAAATCGCGAGATGGTATCAGCGGTTTGCGGCCGAAAACGGCATAACGCTCGCCGAGGCGAATAAGCTGCTTACCACGCAGGAGCTTGACGAGTTCCGGTGGACCGTTGAAGAGTACATAAAACACGGTCAAGAGAACGCAGTCTCTCAGGCGTGGCTCAAGCAGCTTAAGAATGCTTCTGCCTGCGTCCACGTGTCAAGGCTTGACAGCTTGAAGCTCCAGCTACAGGAGCAAGCCGAGGCCTTACACGGGGCGCAGACGGAGGCCCTTAATTCGTCCCTGAGCGAGGTTTACCAGCGAGGCTATTATCACACTGCCTTTGAGCTCCAAAAGGGCATGGGGGTCGGCTGGACGCTTCACGGGCTGACCGATGAAGCTATCAGCAAAGTACTCTCGCGGCCGTGGACCTTAGACAGCCAGACCTTCAGCGATAGAATCTGGGCGAACAAGCAGGCGCTCGTTAACAGCGTCAACACGCAGCTTACCCAGATGATAATGCGAGGCACAGCGCCGGATAAAGCCATCAAGGCTATCTCCGACCGTTTTCAGGTCTCTAAGTCTCAGGCCGGGCGTCTGGTTATGACCGAAAGCGCCGCCTTCGCGAACGAGGCCCGCAAGGACTGCTTCAAAGACCTCGGCGTCGAGAAGTACGTTATTGTGGAAACCCTTGACAACGAGACCTGCAGCCTTTGCGCGCAGCTCGACGGCAAGGTCTATCCTATGAGTGAGTATCAAGTCGGCGTTACCGCGCCGCCTTTTCATCCGTGGTGCCGTGGCACGACAGCCCCTTACTACGAGGATATGCAGGGGCTCGGAGACCGCTTCGCGAGAGACGTAAAGACCGGCGAGAGCTTCGATATTCCTAAGGATATGACATATAAGGACTGGAAAGCGAGACAAGACGCTGCCTATGGCGCTGGTACCGTAGAAAAGTTCAAAAATATGTGGTATAATGAATCTGCTGACAAAAAGCAGTATGAAAACTACAAGGCCCGACTCGGCGCAGACGCGCCTAAGAGCTTTGCAGCTTTTCAGCAGTTAAAGTATAATTCTGAGAACTACAAGGACCTTACCGGTTACTACCGATACAAGGGCGCGAATCCTACAAGCGATAGGCGCTTTTGGACTGCGCATAAAGCGGTTAAGGCTCTCCACGACGAGGGCAAAGTCCGAACGACCGGAACTCTGGTCGCTCCGCCTCTGGGTCGAGTCGCCATCAAAGCGAACGAGCACGCCGAAAAACGGTTTGCTTCTCGCGGTATAACCTTAGAATGGACTCAGAATATTATTGATAACGCAGACTTCGCGCTCAAACAGCGCAAGGGTACGCAATACGCCTTTTACACAAGCGAGGGCTTTGCGGTCCTTGATAATAACGGCGAGATTGGTACCGCCGGCCAACTGGACGAACGCGGCAAGCTGCTATATGACGAGGTGATGAAACATGTCCGAGCAAAATAAGGTCAAGTGCCCTTTACTGAATAAGGAAATTGACTGGGGCTATTGCTGGGAGCTTTGCAATATCGCTACCGACGATATTCTTCTTGAGGGTGATACCGTTCCCGACTGGGATAAGGCTCTCGAGGTATGTAAGAAGTGCGGTCGATATTCGAGCGAGCCAGAAGGCTCCTGATTCGAGCCCGATTTTTCAGAGGGTAAATCTAAGGGCCCCTCAGTTAAAACGCGATACGGGAGACCGTGGAGCCCCACAGAAGCAATAGTTGATTAGAGCGTCCCTGCTTTTTAGCAGGAGGCGCTTTTTTCATACAAAAATTACCGCCTTACGCGGCGGACAACAAATAGCGTACCCGCAATACCGGGACTGGCCGGATAAAAAGGACAGCGGGAGACAGGAGGACAAAATGTTGGACTGGCTGAAAACTATTTTGGGAGAAGCGTATTCCGAGGAGATTGATAAGAAGGTCTCTGAGGAAATCGGCAAGAACTTCGTGGCGCGTGCAGACTTCAACACTCTGAACACCGAGAAGAAAGCTCTCGCTGATACCGTCAAGGAGCGCGACAAGCAGCTTGAGACCCTCAAGGCCTCTACCGGCGACGTTGAGGCGCTCAAGACACAAATCGCTACTCTCCAGACTGAGAACACCGCAGCGACGAAGGCCCATGAGGCGGAAATCAAGCGCCTCAAAATCGATACCGCCGTTGAGTTGGCTCTGTCTGCTGCCAAAGCGAAGAACGTAAAGGCCGTTAAGGCACTGCTCAACCTTGATAAGGCTGAGCTCGACGAGAACGGCACCGTTAAGGGTCTGGCCGACCAGATTAAGAAGTTGGCCGAGGCACCCGACAGTGGCTTTATGTTCGACACTACGAAACCGAAGAATGACTTTAAGGGCTTCAAGCCCGGCGAGAGCGGAGACCCGGCACCTTCCGACGATAAAAAGCCGGAGACTATGACCTATGACGAGCTCTGCACATACCTCGCTGAAAATCCTGACGCAAAACTTTAATATGAAAGGACGATTTTACTATGGCAAACAGCAAGTTTGATTCTAAGAGCTTCAATGCTGAGGCGTTCAAGTACATGGTGGACCGTGTTCCTAACCTCAACCTGAACGAGCTCAAGAAGTCTCGTGCCCTTGCGGGCAACCCCGACATCCGCGGCGTGTTTACCGCTCAGAACGGTACCGCGTATGCTCGTCTGGCTATGCGCGGTCTGATTGACGGCGACGCCGTTAACTACGACGGCCAAACCGACATCACCGCA